TCACGCCGCGTCAGGTCGGGTGAGACGGCCTTTATCATCACGGGTTAGATTCAGGTGAGACATCGGCTTACGGGTTGATCGTGACATCTCTTTAATCTGCCAAGCGGTGACTTTAGTTTTAAGCCATTTGTTGGAGCCACCCATATATGAACAGTCTGGTTCCGGGAATGGGTTGTTGTCGCTTGGTCGTTTTCGGTAACGATCCAGCGTCCTGGAAGAAATCCTTAGCTGACAGCAAATTTCGCTGGTGCTCATCAATTCAAAGTCTCTAATTTTTTTGCTCATCGTTTTCTCCATTGGCCCCGCAACGGGCCATCGCTAATATTCATTTTGCCTGTGCGGGCAGATTTCTAAGTTTCCTGGCGCCGATCATTGCGGTGGCTACGTAGCTGGTGGCCCGGTTAACTACTTCGACAGGAACCTTTACGCCATCCACTACAACGGTGTAATTGGTAACGTGCTTTTGTCTGCCGTAATCGCCGAACTTCTCATGATGCGCTGCCAGTGCAACATCACATGCGCGACGACCGACTGGTGATTGCTTGCTTCTGTTAATAAGTTTCATCATCACTAAATCCCCAGTGAGGCGACGATATCGTTCGCTGTTTCTCGGGTACTGCCTTTACTCGATATTGATCTGCGGGCATTGACCCGGTGCAAAGTGAAGCCGTGCCGCTCGTAAAGTTCAATAACGCGTGGTGCGGTAGAATTACTGATAAACACTTTTGCGCCGCGCTGATGGGCTGCCACGCAGCTTTCAGCAAGTGCTACCTGGCTATCCCATGAGAACCCGCCGGAGGCGTAGCTAGTGAAGCCAGCGGTGCCGGGCATTGGCTCGTATGGCGGATCGCAGTAAACGACATCACCATCACCCGCCAGCCTGAGAGTACGTTCGAAACCTGCATTCATAAATACGCACGCGCTGGACTTCTTCCTGAATGCCATGAGCTCTTTTTCCGGGAAGTATGGGGCTTTATATTTTCCCCATCCAACATTGAAAAAACCATCAAGGTTGTAACGCATCAGACCGTTAAAGCAGTGCCTGTTGAGGTAAAGGAATGCGGCCGCTCGCTCTATCGCATTCAGTTGCCAGGCGTTGAATGCTTCACGAATTACTGTGTAGTTTTCGGCATCATTCAGATGCCTGAAAGCCTTCATTGCCTCTGCGATTACCGAATCAGGCACTACGGCCAGCATCTGGTACAGATTGATCAGGTCAGCATTAATGTCAGCCAGCAGGAAGTATTCGTGTTTATCTGAGTTGAGAAACACCGATCCGCCGCCCACAAATGGTTCTATCAGTCGTTTACCAGCCGGGATAAGACGATCCAGTTCCGGCAGCAGCGAATATTTACCGCCTGCCCATTTCAGGAACGGGCGGCGCCAGGTGTGCGGAACACTTTTTTCAACTGGTAGTACTGTCGTTGTTGCGTGCGTCATCGCCACTGCTCCCCGAACGTGAAGCCAATCTCCTTTAGCGCTTCGTCCATCTTTTCGATAAATTCCGGTACCATTTCGTTGAAGAGGGACATGTATTTGTCGTCTCGCTCAACAACCACGTGGTGGATACCTTCTCGTTTCATGCGCGGGTCATAATTCGCGAAATACCATGCATCTCTCCCGGTTACCCACATGCTGAATTGCACCTGGGCCATATAGGCGGATTTGATAGCCTCGAAGCCGCCAAGCCTGAATTTCATAAAGTCGCGAGAGGTGAAAGGGCACTTCAACTCAAGACCGCGGCCATCACTGCACAGGCCGTCAGGAGAACAGGCGGTACGCATGCCCTCGTCACGGAAAAGGATCGGCGACCCGGTGACCTTCACGTCAGTGGTGAACTCAAACAGGGTGCGAGCATCGTCCTCATACTGTTTCCCCCAGGCCAGCGCCCTGGCGTTAACTTCCGGCGCCACGCCGGTGCAAACTTCAGCAAGAAGGGTGAGAAAGTAGGACATCTTCATATCCGTCCATTTCTTGCCTGAACGTGGTTTTGAAATGACGTTGTGAACTTCGGAAGCAGTGATGACACCGAGGCGTAGACGGTGCCACGCTTCATCACCTTGCTCGATGTTGCTAACGTCAATACCTGTACGAGCCAGGATAATTTCTGGTGTCATGCTTCCACCTTCTGTTCTGCTGCTTTCTGCTTCAGGAATCCGAGGGCTTTCACTGCTTCGATTTGCGTAAGATCTGACGATGCACCAATATCGCGACGGAAGATTTGGGAGCAGAGCGGCAGCAGATCGTCATCCCATGTTTTATTCAGGGTGATCAGCAGATCATTAATTTCCTGCATGGTTTCATCACTAACCGGAGTGATGTCGCGTTCCGGCTGGCGATCTGCGGTATACGTGGTATTTTCGACAATGCGTTCGGCCTCATCCTTGTCGTAGATGCCAGCGAAACCGAAGGCAAGACGGGCGCATTGGATCATTGCTTTGTGTCGCAACATCCGTTTGGGATGTGACTGCCACGGTCCAGTAATCTCACGACCATCACGGGTTTTGAATGGTTCTCGGCGACATTCATCCATCCATTCGGTAACGCAGATCGGATGGTTACGGTCCTTACGGTAAATCCTGCATGTACATGATTCGTTATCCTGCTCAAAATCCATACCGTCAAACTGCTGGTTTTCGTTGATGATACGGGACCAGCCATCAACACCCACCACAGGGACGATCCCGTTCTGCTTATCAGGAAAGGCGTAAATTTCTTTCGTCCACGGATTAAGACCGTACTGGTTGGCGACTATCAGTAGCGCAATAAACTGCGCATCACTGGCGTCACCTTTAAAAGCTGTCTGGCGCAATGTGGTGATCAGTTCCTGCGGATCTACAGAATCCATTCCTACACGTTCAGCCAGTTTTCCTGCCAGTGTTGCGAGTGCTGTGCTCATTTGTCTCATTCCTCTGATTCAATATCAATTTGATGCCGGGAAAACACCTCAACCATGTACCGCACAAACTCCGACGCGCGCTCCTGGAATTCGACATCGTCATCAAATGCCCGGCTGATCGCTTTTTTGTTGGCGCCGTGACGCGGTAGCTCATCCATACACAGCGACTCCAGCATGTGAAGCGACAGTCCTTTCTCCAGGTCGTCAGCCAGCTCGGATTCTTTCTCTTCTCTGTCGATTTGCTGGTAATGCCGGGTCCAGTTCTGAGCCTCGATCCGGTCATAAGTGAGATATGCGTTCATGGCTGAACTCCTGAATTTTGTGTGTAACAATCCTGTCGCTTTAATAGCCGACCATTCGGTTAAATTCGGTTTTGCTGGTGGTGTCAGCCCTGCGATTCGCCGCAGAACGGGCAGAAATTCATTTTTGCGTTAGTTTCCAGGCGATTAAGGTTTTTAGCCATTTCGCCGTTTTTCTTTTTGGCCCGGTATGCCAGTTTGTATTTCAGCATTACAAACAGCTTGCCTTCGGAAAGAGAAAGAACCTGATTATCCCAACCGGTATCAAAAGTGCTTTCGCTTACTTCTGCACCTTCCGGAACCTTTTCTTTCAGTCGTGCTTCGATCTGAGCACCGACCTCATTAATGCAGTTGCACATCCCTTACCCCTCAAAATTTCGCCTCATAACCTGCTGGTGTTTCGTCAGCATGTATGATGCCTTCGACTGGATAGCAGTTAGTGACGCCCATTTGCTCACTCGCTGCCGCTTCACATTGCTGCTGGTTGTCGAAAATACCGACAACAGCATCCTGGTAATCACCGTTCGTCATGGTGATGGTCAGCACTAATGCGTACAGTGCTCCCATCAGTGAGTCCCCGCAGGCACTAGATTTGGTTCAATAGTGCGTGAGGCATAAGGGCGGCGAATGTTGCGCAGGTTGCCCTGTGGTTCGTGCCAGTAGGTGCCATCTCGGTAGTCGAATGAAACCTGCCATGCTGCGCCGGTACGGATGTTTCGCATTGGGACGGCGCGCCCGCTGTTAGGTACTGAGCTGGTGGCTTTCATGACAGCGCCTCCACGAATTCTGCGAAGCTGAGTGCCTCCTCACCATCGGCGAGGCCTTCAAAGTATTCTTCGTATGCTTTTTCCATCTCACCCTCTTTGCCTTATCGCCGGCCAGCGGAACATTGTTTAAACCTTCTGCGCGTTAACTTTTCCACCTCATTCCGGTCTTCGTATGCCCCGGACGGCTACTTCGTGGACGTCCTGCCTGGGTGGTTCGTTGTTGCTATGGAATTATATTAAGCCTTAGACTTAAATAATGTCAAGCTTAAGGCGAATGCATTTGTTAAGTTTTAGACTTATTTTTTGACTGACACGTTGATTTAGGAGATGCTTATGGTTACAAAATCACCAAAAATGGGGTGGTTATGGATCGTGACGAGCTGGAAGAAGACCGTGCAGCATTCATTGCGGGTGAGATTGGCGGCGCAGTGGTCGAATTGATAATCGACGGCGTAGTGATCAGCCGCGATGCGATTGTGGATAGCCTAGAGGCTAAGCGCAGGGCAGTGGGAAACGTCATTCACAAAGGTGTATTGCGGGATGCGGCTGCTATGGTGCGGAAAGGGCAATAAAAAACCCGGCGCGAAGGCCGGGTTAAATTGCTTGTCTGGCAAACTTTACTATTGATGCTTCATCTCTATGCTCTATGTGATGGATACCTTTCTCGTCGAATGTGTTACGAATTTCACGCATCGCTTTTACCTCAAGAGCGCTTGGCTGGTAAGGTGCATCTATCGTAAATAACACATTAGAGATAGATAAAATTTTCTCACTGGCGGCGCGTAAAATTTTTGCTGTCCAAGAGTCACAGTGCTCCATCATTTTTTCCGGTTTGTCCTGTGTGAACGCCAGGGGTTTGATTGCACATAAAATCTCTCCCTCTTGACGAGCGACAAATGGTAAAGAGAATCGCGTCAACTCTCCGCCAAGCGTCTCTTTTTTAAACGCATTCTTAAGATCACTGTAATGAGAGAAGCGATGCTTAAGTTCTCTCGTTAGGATGGCCTCACGAGATTCTTTTGTTACTTCTGAATGATTTACAAACTTATTAAAAAGGGTGGCTGTAATTTCCTGAGGGCAATCAGACATCACAACTCTCGCTGGGCTAAAATGAATGATTGATTCCTTTTTACCAATTAAGTAATTGAAAAAGTTTGCTAATTTCTCAGGGGTGGTGAATTTATAACTTTGTTCTTGAGCAAACTTTAACTCTCTTGCAATTGCATCTTTCGCATGAGGAAAAATTATCTCGTCCTGAAAAAAATTTTTTACTCTAGCGTTGTTGCCTTGAGTCAGTTGAAAGTGAAACTGCCCTAACTTCGGAGCACAAAGAACCACACCGACGTTGGCAAACTCTTCGGTTTCTGCATATGGCGCATATCTAATAATGCTGTATAGGCATGGTGTGGTCATTTGATGTTACTCCAAAATTCTCTGTCGCTTACTCTGTTCAGGCAGTTCATTATCTCATTCAACATCAGTTCGCGTTCTTCATCGGATGAAAACCACTCATCAGGAACCTGATTAAACTTCTCCTCAACTGAACCAATAGCACCACTAGCGAGATCCATCAGTTCGGGTTTATCAAGTATGTCGAACACCCACTTTCTTCCGTTTGCAGAATACACATGGACATCATACTCATCATCAGTTGTATCCTGTGCGAATGCCAGATTATGGTCAATCAGGTAATACCTATTATTAACAGCATCGAAAATTATATTTACATTGCCACCGATGTCAGTCAAAGACCTGTCAGCATTGTTTATCCAGCGGTCAAAGAAGAATATTTTCTTTTGATCCTGTATGTTTACAGCACTGCGGGCTTGTTGAATGTTAATGGTTGAGGCATTTTCAACAAAGCGGGTGGCAAATGCTGGGCCTGGTGAAAGCTCGCCGCGCAAATCAGGCATGAATTCGATAATCTCTTGGCCAACATCTACAATGCAAAAATCAGGGCAAGGTAGACCTATCTGTCTGGCTAGGTGTGCAGAAATAAATTCTGCTACAAGCTCTTTTTGCCGGAGTTTTGGCCTGCCCTTAACTATGTAAGCCAGCCCATCTTGGCACGTGCAAAGAAACGGCTGAGTCATACCGTCATTCATGCGTCTAGTATAGGCTGTAACTTGCAGATAGTTATTTTGCAAAACATACTTTCCCTAGAAATAAACACTAAACATTGGTGCTGGAAAACTTTAAAAAAATAACGTGCACAGCTTATCCTTAACCAAACGGCTCTTCAGCCCATCAGCACCCGAATACCTCAGGCTAACCGTACTTCCTGTAGGTCTGTAGCGTATTACTCCGTATCGCCCTTAATCCGCCGCCCCATGTACTTCGCGTACAGCTCGTCAAGTTCCTTCAGGCGCAGCGAGACAATCCGCAACATGTTCTGTTGCTCTTCTTCCGGTAACTGGCGATAGAGCTCAAGCAGGCGCTGTTCGTCAGGTTTAAGTCCGTCTTTCTCTCCGACATCCTCACCAAGCAGCCACGGAACTGATACGCCAGCAGCATCTGCTACAGCGAGCGCTGACTCCTTGCTCATAGCACCTTTTTTGAACCAGCCGTTAACGGACTGCGGAGTTATTCCCGCAATCCTGGCCATATCAGACTTTGTCATCCCACGGCGCGTTAATTCTGTCAGACGCTCTACAAGAATCGGGTTAAGTAATTTTTTCTCTGTCATGTCAGAAGAATAAGCCTTTTGCTTATAAAATAAAATTCGCCTGGGACTTGATTTAATTTTAAGTCTAAGGCTTAATTTGTTCGTGTATCTTTTGGAGACCATCATGAACGGATTAGAGAAAGCCATCAAAAAAGCAGGTAATGCCAGCAATCTTGCGGCCTTACTGGGTATTAAACCCATGTCGGTAAGCCGCTGGAAGACACGTTACAACGGTGCTGTCCCACCAGGCCGCGTATTACCGATTTTCAAGATAACGGGCATCACACCTCACGAACTGCGCCCTGATATCTACCCAAACCCAACCGATGGCTTACCAAGCCAAGAGGCATCAGCCAAATAACCATAGAGGATATTTACCCATGGAGAACGCAATTGCACGAAAGTTAGACCCACCAGAAATCAACCCGATTGAGATAGAGAGTGTCCTGCTCAACCGGCTTGCATCAGTAGGGCAGAAATCATACGCCGAGCATATGGGCATCAGTGAGTCGACAGTCAGCAGACGTAAAGCTGAGGGATATTTCTGCAACATGGCGAAAGAGCTGGCTTTTCTTGGGATTCAGGCCGCGCCACCGGAGGCGGTACTGGTATCCAGAAACTATCTCACAGCCGTAGAGATTCTCGCTGATGCCGGGCTAAAGGCTGAACGAGCCAGGCCGGATGCGCTGGGGTGGGACTGAAAATGGTAGCAACCAAAAAGGCGAAAGCCGCGGTGAGGGGTCACCAACGGCTTTCTGGTGCAATTCATTGCGAATTCATTGCGGGGAAATTATGTCAGTAACCAGTATCGAGGTAAACATCCAGCCAACCCACAAATGCTCTTTTTGCGGAAAGACGAATATTGAAGTGGCTGGCGTTTCTATCTGCCAGAAATGCGTCTTTCAGTGCGTTGATATTGTCTTTAAATACGCAGAAAAGACGAACTCTCCAACGTATTAAATTCAGGGGTATCTATGCAAAGTTCACCATGTGGCTTAAGGCTTCTCTCCAGTAGCGCATTCGTATGCCTTAGTGAGGGCGTCGATCAGGCGAGGAACTTCCCCTACGTGCATCTCAATTTCTCGGCAGATATTCAATTCTTCCGAATTAACACCAGGGCAGTGATTGATAGAAATTGTAAGCGAATTGTCATGCTCATCGTATCTGACAGAAATTTCAGGTCTGTGCGGTGTTGCTATGAATTTGTTCATTTTAACTCCATGGTCTGTAGGTATTTTATGGCTGCTTTACCTTACATGCAATTGTACATAGCTGATTATCTGGCAGATACCATGCATCTGTCTACAGAGGAGCATGGGGCTTATTTGCTGTTGATGTTTAACTACTGGCAAACGGGGAGAGCTATTCCGAAAAGTCGTTTAGCAAAAATTGCACGACTTGATAACGAGCGTTGGATTCCCGTTGAAGAGTCGTTAAGTGAGTTTTTTATCGACAATGGTGAAGAATGGATACATGAACGTATTGAACAGGATTTGGCATCTGTTCATGCGAAGCTGGAACAACGTTCTGCCGCAGGAAAGGCCTCAGTAGCAAAGAGAAAAGCCAATAAAACAATGAAAGTTGAACGAGAAAGCAACGTGTGTTCAACGCTCGTTGAAAGTTCGTTAGAGCGGAATGCTAACGGAAACTCAACTAATAAAGATAAGAATAAGAATAAAGATCTAAAAGAATTAAAAGATCCCCCTAAATCCCCCACGGGGGGAGATAGAAATAATTTTAATCCGCTTTCGATTGAATTACCGGAATGGCTATCCCCGACTCTTTGGGCGGAGTGGGTGGGTTATCGCAAACAACTTGGTAAGCCAATTAAAACCCTGCAAGGGGCCAACGGCTCGATTAATAAACTCGCAGCATACAGGACGCAGGGGCATAGCCCTGAGTTCGTGGTGAAACTGACCATGGAAAATGAGTGGAGGGGGCTACTTGTTCCTGAGGAAACTGCGAGCAAAAAGCGTCGTGACGTAAACGAAATATCTCAACCTGATAATTCGATCCCTACCGGATTCAGGGGGTAACGATGAAAAACGTAATCGGTACTGGCAGTGCGCTTGATCGCCTGAAAAGAATTATCCCAGCCAGTGTGCAGCCGAAATTCTCGACTGCTGATGAGTGGCGGGCATGGCAGGAAGCCGAAGGGCGTAAACGCAGTGAAGAGCTTGACAGGATGAATCAGAAATCCCGCACCGAGAAGATTTTCGGGCGATCTGGCATTCAGGATCTCCATCGTAGCTGTACGTTTGCTAACTACGAAGTAAGCGGGGAGGGGCAGCGAAAAGCGTACACGATGGCAAAAAGTTATGCCCAGAACTTCGGTAGTGGATTTGCGAGCTTTGTGTTCAGCGGTGGTCCGGGAACCGGGAAAAACCATCTTGCGGCGGCAATCGGAAATCATCTGCTGGCCGGCGGTCATAGCGTTCTGGTGGTAACCATTCCTGACCTGATGCTCAGGGTTCGTGAGTGCTACGACGGTGGGCAATCAGAAGCGTCCCTGCTTGATGACCTTTGCAAAGTTGACCTGCTGGTACTGGATGAAGTCGGTATTCAGCGCGGGAGCAGTGGTGAGAAGGTCATTCTCAATCAGGTTATCGATCGCCGTCTCTCATCGATGCGACCTGTTGGTGTTCTGACGAATCTTAACTACGAGGGGCTGTTGGATTCACTGGGCGCGAGGGTTATCGATCGCCTCCAGATGGACGGAGGGATGTGGGTGAATTTTGACTGGGGAAGCTACCGGAAAAACGTTAGCCACCTCCGGATCGTGAAATAAGGGGTTAAAAATGGCCCGACCTAAAACACACAGCGAACGGATGATTATTCTTGAGCGGATTATCGGTCTGGTGAAAGAGCAGGGGCGCATCACGACGAACGACGTCGTTGCGATTTTTGGCGTGCACCGAACCACGGCGGAGAAATATCTGCGTATCGCGCTGGAGCGAGGCGGCTTCATTCGTCATGGCCGCTGCGGCATTTTCCGAGACCAGCGTGCGGTGATTGATTATGACCTCAGGCGATACAGCAGTAGTCAGGTAACGGGATTTTCAGCGCTGCCGGTGCTGGAGAAAAGCCCGGTAATGCAGGTTTATGGAGCATCCAAAATGAGCATCAACAAGGGGGGAGCCCAATGAGCAACATCGACAAACCAATGACAAATCGCGAACTGGTCGATGCGGCCATTGAACTTGCCGGAGAGTTCTATGCGATGCAGGGCTATTCGCATCGTCCAGGGTTCAAATACTGGGAGTCTCCGCATCCGCATGAGCGCCTGTGCTTTGAAATGGCTTGCGTGGCATTCGAAACTATTCGCGGCTCAGATGTAATGGACGCCGTATCTGAACTGGAGGATGAGGAATGAGCAACATCGACAAACAGGCGCTACGTGAAGAGTTCCGCCTCATGCAGGCGCACTATAGCGACCCAGCAGACCGTGCACGACAGGTTATTTATATCGCCGCAGAGGCGCTGCTGGATGAGAATCTTCAACTCCAGCGGGAAAAAGACGCAACAGAGGCCGTAGCGCTGGCACTGCGTGATGATATGCGACAGGCGCGGGAGCAACTGGCAGCCGCAGAAAAGCGGAACGCCGAACTCGAACGCAGCGAAACTCAGTTAATCGACGAACGCGATAATGCTGAATCTGCCCTCAATGATGCCTACAAAGCCGTAATGGGCCAGGCACCAGAATGGAGTAACTGGTTTAGCTTCGAGAATGCGATAGATGAAATTGAGTTGGCGTGCGAGCTATGGCGCAACCAGACAGATGACGTTATCCAGTTCCGCCAGCGCATAGCAGAACTTGAGGCGAAACTTGAAACTGCTGACAAGTTGCAGGATGGCGCATTCCGTGACGGCCTGAAAGCTGGGTTCAGCTATGGGCAGACAGATGACCAATCCGGGTTCGCGCAATGCATGTCTGCATATAGCACACGCACTGACATTGGTGTGAAGGTGGAATGAGATGGCAGAAACCATTTTAGACGTGTGCTGCGGCTCTCGCATGTTCTGGTTCAACAAACAGGATTCCCGCGCCGTGTTCGCCGATATCCGCGCCGAAGAGCATACCCTGTGCGACGGTCGCCGTCTGGTTATCAGTCCTGACCTCATTGCTGATTTTCGCGCGCTACCGTTTGCTGATTCGTCGTTTCCGGTTGTGGTGTTTGATCCGCCTCATCTGGAACGTGTCGGTCAAACGGCCTGGATGGGTAAAAAATACGGGTGCCTGAATAAAAAAACGTGGCGTTCTGACCTCCGCGCCGGATTCAAAGAGGCTTTCCGTGTATTGCGGTCACACGGTGTACTCATTTTTAAATGGAATGAAACGCAGATCCCGGTTAGCCAGATTCTGGCGCTGACGGACGTGAAACCAATCATCGGCCAACGAACCGGCAAGAACGATAAAACCCACTGGATTATTTTTGTGAAGGACTAACCCATGACCACTATTACCAATAACAAACTAACAGACGAACGCGTTTCAAATGCAACACTGATTCGGCTCATTCAGTGGGCTGAACAGCACAATAGCCATTATGTTGCAGCGGCCCTGTGTGAGCTACAGGAACGCCGCAAGGCTGATAGCGCAGAGCCAGCCGGATACCACGTCATCAAAGAGTGCGGAAAGGTTGGCTGTAGTGTTACAACGCTTGAGGAAGCCGAGAAAACGCGAGACTTCTGGAATAAGAGGTGGACTATCAGACCGTATTTCTACACCCAGCCAGCGTCAGAACGCGAACAGATACGCCGCGAGCACGCCGAATGGTCTGATGCCACGTTCGGCGATGTTGGCCCCATCGGTCCGCTGAAGCACCTCTCGAAAGAAGCGCTTGAGGCCGCTGCTGAACCAGACGACCTGAGCGAATGGGCTGACATGCAATTCTTGCTATGGGATGCGCAACGCCGTGCCGGTATTACAGATGAGCAGATTACCCAGGCGATGGTAGAAAAGCTGGCGGTAAACAAGTCCCGCCAGTGGCCGGAGCCGAAAGACGGTGAGCCGCGGCTGCATATCAAAGAGCAGCCAGTGCCGGTAGTGCCGCCCGCCATTGAGCCAGATTACAAGGTCATTAAAAGTATTCTGCCCACGACCAACCCTGATGAATATGCGTGCTGCATTGCTGCTGACATGTGGAACGCCTGTCGCTCCGCCATGCTCAACGGAGGTAAATCGTGAAACACCCACATGCCGGTCCTGTGATCGGCACTAGTGCAAAATCAAAAAATACGAATCAGTGATTTGTAATCAACATTTCTTAGGTTTGTAGATATGCGAATAATAACCAGGAAGAAACCTGCGTTCACTGACCTGTACCAGACTGGTGTTCTGACGCGTATAGCAGCCGTTAAGACTGACAGTGGCGGCTGGCGCCTGTTTGGAGTGTGGCGTGATCAGGATATCGCTGTATTTGTGGAAGCGGCGCGCGGCGGCATCCGGGAATGGTCCGGCTTAAATTATCTGGCTGAGTTTGTGTTCAGTTGTGGCATTAGCCTCTGGGAGGTTCACAACAAGACAGAAAGGAAAACTCCGGCATGAAGTGTTGCGTCATAACCCATTACCGCGGGTCAACCCAACAAGCCCCGCATATGCGGGGCTTGTTGTTGAAGCAGGGCGGGATTGGGTCGATTAAAATCTGAGCGCTACATTCAGAGGGGGCGAAATACTACAGCAATCTTTGTTGTCATGCATTCCAACTAAGCCATGCATTTTGTGCAAAAAGTGCTATTTTTGCCATTCTTGAAAGCTCAAGTCGGATCATAGGCCCCACCTATCTCCGCTGAACGTGATATTACTTTACTTATACCCGTGGGGTAATATCGTCGAAAATGGTGCTAACTTGCAAAGTGGCCACAATAAAGTTCGTCGAACATGCATCTATCTTCAGACATGGACCCATTGCTCAAATATGACGAATGGTATTAAATTGTCCTCAACCACTCCAAGTGGTGATGAATTCTTTGGATGTGTTTACATCCTACAATTTGAGAAAGCACTGCCAAACGTGCATGAGGATGATAATCATGGGTCACGCATTAAAAAAGGCAGATCGCTTGTACATTCCGCCTCGTGACAAATCCACGGTGGCGAAACCTCGTGCAGCGATCAGCGAAGCATGTTCACATACTGGTCAAGTTAAAAACGCCTTTGAGTTTGGGTTTGCTCGTTATGAGAAGGCGATGGAAGAACTTTCAAAGGTCTGAGTAGAAACGGATGACGATAGAGTATGTTGAAGGAGTCAATTATCTTTCGATTGACGATATCGTTTACATCAACAGGTCTCTGATCGAGACTCAGACGCCAAATGAGCCAATAGGTGTACTGAATCCGAACAACCTCAGTTCTTCACAGTCCCGACCAAGTACGATTCGATATTATGAGCAGACAGACGATATGTTTCGCCTGTCTGCTGTTCTTATTGAAAGCCTGATCCAGAATCATCCATTCGCAAATGCAAACAAACGCACCGCCATGATGGCTGGTTACGTATTTCTATTGCTGAATGGATATGAGCTTACAGCACCCAGTGATGAGGTCGTAACCATCGCAGAGGGTTTGGCTCGTAAGGATTATTCAGTGGAAGACCTAGAAAATTGGCTATGCCACTGGTCCCGAGAGTACGATTCCAGAACGTTATGTGCAACAGGCGGAAATTCGCTTCAGGTTCTCGTGGCGACTTCACACTACATCCGAATCGTATCGAAAAACTGAATCCGCTGAGAGGCGGTTATTTGGCCGACCAATACTGAATTATATAACCCGCTTCGGCGGGTTTTTTTTCGCTTTCAGCCTTTGCCTAACTGATTTAGTAAATTCCGAATACTCGGAAAAACTCTTCCTATACAAGGGCATGGCTTTAGCAAAAAGTGCTATTCACCTCTTGAATGTTATTTCTAACAGGTGTACTGTGTTTATATACAGTAGTTGAATGTAGAGGGAATTATGAGAATTGAACTTGTTATCAGCCGGACAAAACAGCTTCCGGAAGGGGCAGTTCCTGCACTGGAAAAAGAACTAATTACCCGTCTCCAGAATCAGTATGAAAACTGCAACTTAACCATCCGTCGAGGCAGTCAGGATGGTCTGAGTATCGTCGGTGCTGCTGATGGCGATAAAAAACGTATACAGAGCATTCTGCAGGAAACGTGGGAAAGCGCTGACGACTGGTTTTATTAACATTGCGCTTAATGCTGGCGCGCATTTTTCAGAATACCGCAATTTGCGTATCCCTTTGATGCTGCTGCCGACAATTTTTAACCGCGTCTGTACATCGCCTGAAGGGAGAACAAAAATTGAGTAATTCAGCTTTGCAAAAGTCAGAAGATAGCTGGTATGACATTGTAAGAAGATCTGATGGTTGCGTAGTGTTTAGCTTTCCATCATCAGGCAGGCATCTTATCTATCGTGTAAATGGCATGGTATCTATGCGTCCTTTGCTGGATGATGAAGAAGTTTTTACTCCCAACGGTTTTATGCATTTTATTCGCCGTCTCGGCTACCGGGTAACACCACCTTCTGATAATATGAAATCAACGGCCTGAACAACCGTTAACCTTCTGCGCCACGGAGAACACCATGGCGCACGAATTACAACTCATCAAGCAGTCATCTGGAATTCTGATCCCCGCGACGCCGGAGACCAGCGATATTCTGCAATCAAAAATTAAACTCGGCGCCGTGCTGGTGGCTGAGTTTCGTCAGGTGAGGAATCCTGCATTCCATCGCCGCTTTTTCGCGTTGCTTAATCTCGGGTTTGAATACTGGGAACCCACCGGCGGCGCCATTTCTGCCAACGAGCGCAAACTGGTAAACGGTTATGCAAAGTTTCTTGCTGCATATGGCGGGAATGAAAGCGCATTACTGGATGCGGCTGAACAGTATCTGGAACAGATTGCAAACCGCCGGGTAACAAACGGAATTAGCCTCTGTAAATCTTTCGATGCATACCGCGCATGGGTGACGGTTGAGGCTGGTCACTATGACGCCATCCAGCTACCTGATGGCACCCTTCGCAAACATCCCCGCAGCATCGCTTTTTCCAGCATGGATGAGGTCGAATTTCAGCAGTTGTATAAATCCGCGCTTGATGTGCTCTGGCGGTGGATTTTATCACGTACATTCCGTACTCAGCGCGAGGCCGAGAACGCCGCCGCCCAGCTCATGAGCTTTGCGGGGTGATGGCGATGAAATACTCCTGGTTCCATCATCACGACTGCACAACCGAGCAGGCCGACACGCTGATATCGGATTATCAGAAGCGGGGCGTAAGGACAGAAAAGAGCCTGAACCCTGACTTCATTACCTGGACTGTCAGTGCGAAATTACCTGAATATGCACGCCGGGTGCGGACGCCAAAATCCTTACGCCAAAAGGTCTGGGGGTGAACATGGCTAAATTACCGCGCCGTAAGTGCAAAGTTTGCCGGGAATGGTTTCATCCTGCTTACAGCAATGTTGTCTGGTGCTGTCCTGAACATGGCGCTATCTACGCGCTTGAACTGCGTGCCAAAGCAAAGATTAAAGCCGCAGCCAGGCGTATCAGGGAGAAACACCAGGCGGATAAAGCCGAACGCCAGCGCCGCCAGGCTAAGCGTGAGTCGTTCAAAACTAAAGCTCAGTGGGATAAAGAGGCGCAGGCCGCCTTTAACCGTTACATCAGGATACGGGATGAAGGTAAACCCTGCATTAGCTGCGATGCGCCGCTGGTTGGTAAAAGCAATTTCCTGACCGGAAGCGCCATCGATGCAAGCCATTACCGCTCGCGCGGTGCCGCCTCACATCTCAAATTCAACGTATTCAACGTTCATTCGGCCTGCACGCGCTGCAACCGGCAGTTAAGCGGTAATGCGGTCGAATACCGAATCCGCCTCATCAGGCGTATAGGCCTCGAAAGGGTGGAGCGTCTTGAATCAGACAATGCGCCACGTCGTTTCGATATCCCGTACCTGAAACGCATCAAATACATATTCACCCGCAAAGCCCGGGCGCTGGAGAAGCGCCGCGCACGTCGACAGGATAATGCAGCATGAAACCAGAACTGATCGACATACTCCGCATGCGCTGGTTGCGTCTCCGTATTTACCGCCGTCCGGGTTCGGTGCTGGTGGACTACCGCATCCTGCGCAATTTTGTTCGTATTTATCAGTTCACAGGATTTACTCAATGAACACTCAATACCTCCAGTATGTACGTGAACAGCTAATGGTAGCGACAGCCGATTTAAGCGGGGAGACTAAAGGGCAGCTTCTGGCCTGGCTGGAGAACGCACAATTCGACACGAAAAACTACCCCCGAAAAAAACAGCGTATCTGGGACAAGGAAACAGAACGCTGGATAACGTTAAATAACCCGCCAATCCCCGGCAAGCAGTCGCTGGCAAAAGGAAGCGCTATCCCGCTGGTGAAGCCTGTGGAATATTCCACTGCCTCATGGCGCCGGGCGGTTCTTTCACTGGATGAACACTACAAGGCGTGGTTGTTGTGGAATTACAGTGAGAATACCTGCTGGGAACACCAGGTCGAAATAACAAGTTGGGCGTGGTGCGAGTTTAGACAGCAGCTTGCAGGGAGGAAGATGGCTGGCAAGACAGTGGAACGGCTGAAGAAACTTATCTGGCTGGCGGCGCAGGATGTCAAATCTGAATTAGCCGGGCGTGAGGTTTATCAATATAAAGAGTTAGCGGGACTGGTAGGCGTTAGCGAAAAGAACTGGTCAGAAACCTTCACCAGACACTGGCTGACCATGCGCGCGATATTTCTGCGTCTTGATCAGGCGTCTCTTTTGAGTGTATCGGAGTCGCGTTCGGAACAGGTGGCTTTCAACCTATACGCACTTAATTGACACAAACAGTTATCCGGGGCTATATTTCTAGCGTTGCCTATATGCAACCTGGGATTGGCGTCCCGGAATCAATCGACGCATAAGCCGCGTTAGCGGTTTTTTTATGCGTAAAACACAGTTACATCCAAATTATGGTGGGCTGTGTGGGGGCACCGAAAGGTGCGCCGGACGGTTGACCGGTTACGCCAACCCTGCACAGTTCACCACCCGTCAATTGGCGTTGACAGTGGTGATAATCCAACCCCATTGGAGCTATCAACCATGACCACTCAAATTTCCGTAGAATCCATTTCGCTGACCACCCATCAAAATATCCCTGTTATTACTACCGAATTGTTGGCACAGTTGTACGGTACTGAAGTAATCAGAATTCAACAAAACCACGCGCGAAATGCGGAACGTTTTATTGAGGGAAAACATTTTTTCAAACTGGTCGGTCAGGAGTTAAGGGAGCTTAAGCACAGACTATCTTTAAGCGAGTCCGTGAAAATCGCTCGCAATGTACGTTCCCTCATCCTCTGGACAGAACGCGGTGCTGCCCGTCACGCAAAAATGCTCGAAACGGATCAGGCATGGGAAGTATTCGAGAGACTGGAGGACTGCTATTTCAGCCAGAAACAACCTGTTCCAGCACGCCAGACTCATCCCGCAATTCCATTTCCAAAAGAACGACGTTTCATTGTAACAGTGTCCCCCGACGGTACTGCTGATACCCAGCCTTTGCCTGACGACGTATTTATCGGCAAAGTATCGAGCATATTAAGTGACCTTCGCCAGATGGGGTGGATAATCATCAAACGTGACCGGCTGGTTGAGACACTGGCGACGTGGTGATTGCAAAACTGGATTAAAACGGCTATATTTTATGTAAATCTGATATCGTCGCCATAGCTTCAATCGTCGACCAAATAAATTCAAGCCCCGCCATCGTGCGGGGCTTTTCTGTTTGTGCCGTCCGGAATAATCCCTCTGAGTTTTGTCGTTAATCCACCTGGCGGCCTTCCTACTTCACACTGCGCCATCCGAGCTATCGGAGGTGAGGCTTATGAAAATGCACAACGATCCCCATTCCTGGCAGGGCTGGCTGGAGCTGTTCCAGAGCTGGTGGCGAGGAGATACGCCGCTGGGCGCTGTTCTGATGTCGTTATTTATGGCCGGTCTGCGCATTGCCTATTTTGGCGGTAACGGTGGCTGGAAGAAAAAAACACTCGAAATTCTGCTATGTGGTGCCCTGACGTTGACCTTCTCATCTGCGCTGGAATATTTCGGCTGGCCCAAGTCCCTGTCTGTTGCGATTGGTGGCGGCGTCGGCCTTATCGGCGTGGATGCGATCCGCGGCTTTGCAATGAAGTTTATCAGTGGTCGTATCGGTGGGGATAATAACAAGGTTTAATCATGAACGAGTCTCAATTTCAGCAGGCGGCTGGTATCAGCGCCGAACTGGCCGCGCGCTGGTATCCACATATTACGGCGGCAATGAGCGAATTCGGTATTACTGCTCCACTGGATCAGGCCATGTTCATTGCTCAGGCGGGACATGAAAGCGCTGGTTTTACAAGGCTGGTGGAGAGCTTCAACTACAGTATCGCCGGGCTGACCGGATTCATCCGCGCCGGGAGAATCACTCCAGATCAGGCCAGTACTCTTGGGCGAAAAGCCTGTGAGAAGGCGCTTCCGCTCGAGCGACAGCGTGCAATAGCTAATCTGGTATACAGCAAGCGAATGGGTAACAACGGGCCTGGCGACGGCTGGAACTACCGCGGGCGTGGACTTATCCAGATCACAGGTCTGAACAACTACCGTGATTGCGGTAACGGGATCAAAACTGAGCTCGTTGCCCATCCGGATCTACTGGCACAGGATACGTATGCTGCCCGTAGTGCAGCGTGGTTCTTCGCGACTAAAGGGTGTCTGAAATATTCCGGCGACATGGTACGCGTTACACAGATAATCAACGGAGGGCAGAACGGCATCGGAGATCGGCGAGAGCGCTTTGAAAAAGCAAAATCGGTGCTGGTATGACTCTGTTACCTGCTCTTCTGAAAAGATACTGGTTGCAGCTGGTGTTTATTTTGCTGATGGCTGGTACGTTTATCGCCGGTAATGTCTGGAGTGACAGGGGCTGGCAAAAAAAATGGGCAGATCGCGACAGCGCTGAATCCTCTCAGGAGGTCAACGCCCAGACCGCCGCCCGTATTATTGAACAGGGCCGCATTATTGCCCGTGATGAGGCTGTAAAAGATGCACAAGCACAAGCCGCTAAATCTGCTGCCACTGCTGCTGGCCTGTCTGCCACTGTTAGCCAGTTGCGCACCGAAGCAACAAAGCTTGCCGCCCGCCTGGACGCCGCAAAACACACCGCAGATCTTGCCGCTTCCGTCAGAAGCAAAACAACCGACGCCACCGCCGGAATGCTTGCCGACATGCTCGGAGATATTGCAGCAGAAGCTAAACGATATGCTGCAATCGCTGACGAACGCTACCAGGCAGGAATGACGTGTGAGCGTATTTACAACTCGGTGAGAGAGTCAACCAACAATCCCATAGCTCCGCACTAGCGGGGCTTTTTGTTGTAACAAGAAGACGAAGAAGGAAATACTATGTTTACAGTTAAAACCATCATCAACGGTGTTACGCATATTTGTGAGCAGCCATCCATCTCGATAGCCAGAGCTGGTTCTGAAACGTTCGCAGATACTTTAAAACTTACTCATAACTCAGCCAGCCCGGACTTCGCATACTGGCTCCCGGCTATCTATGAAGATCCAGAAATGACCAAAGCGCTGCAGGAGGAGGAACTGGTTATTAGTGACCGTACTGATGTGCTGGATACTGATGCTATTGCCATCATTATTGAGGAATATCCGAGTGAAAATTTCCCCGGCGCGGGTGATGGCTGCCGTTACCAGTTTATCTATCCGGGCGATCAGGTTTATGTGATGAACTCTAATGGTGCCACCATCGAGGCCGTGAAGTAGGCGTTACAGCAGAGCCTAGTAGTAACTTACCCACATGATGACTGATAGCCACCTGGACAGATATCGCATGAACAAATCGCCCCGTATCTATGGCAGCAAATGGGACCGTGAGCGCCTCCTGTTCCTTCGTACTCATCCGTTGTGTGCCATGTGTCATGAGCAGGGAAGAGTGACGGCGGCAACGGTGGTCGATCATATCATTCCGCACAAACTGAAAGAGGCGCTGAATAGTGGAAACGCCGAAGCGATAGCGAAGGCACAAAAGCTATTCTGGAGCCGGAAGAACTGGCAGGGGTTGTGTAAGCAGCACCACGACTCTACGAAGCAACGAATGGAGAAACGCGGTGTCGTCGTGGGCTGTGACGAGAACGGTATTCCACTTGACCGTGCATCGCACTGGTTCAGACGATAACAATTCTCATATGTGTGGCAGCTATGAAGGAGGAGGGCGGGTTAAAAGTTCACAGCTTTGTGCCTGCGTGACCGCCCGCCCTCCTCTGTTTGCACAACCGCGAAATGAAAAGTTTTTTTCCGGGAGGTTCCGATGGCAGGACGGCGCCCGAAACCGACCCACCTGAAAGTGGTAACCGGCAATCCGGGCAAACGTAAACTCAACGATAAAGAACCCCAACCTGCAAAAGAAATCCCCAGCCCGCCAGCACATCTTAGCGACTGGGGAAAAGTTGCGTGGGGCAGGCTCACAGTTTTACTTGATGGCATGGGTATTCTTACAGTTGCCGATTCACTGGCGCTGGAGCGTCTTTGCGATATCTATGCAGATATCCTTCAGCTTCGCCTGACGATCGCGGACGAAGGGAGAACTTATACAGTCCAGACTGAAGGGGGATTTTTGATTAAGGCGAACCCGGCAGTAGCAATGTTGGCGGATGCTGATCGACGTTTTAAAAGTTACCTGGTTGAATTCGGTCTGACTCCGGCCGCCAGAACGAAGGTGAAAGTGGATGGTGGAGAAAAAGAAGAAGACCCGCTCAACGAGTTCTTCGGTTGACCCCACCACTCGTTATGCGATGGATGTGGCGTCCGGTAAGGAAATTGCCGGACCTGATATCCGCAATTCCTGCAAGCGTCATCTGAAGGATCTGGAGTCCTGCCATGCCCGCGGTCTGGTATGGGATACGGTAACAGCGCAGCGTGCTATCGACTTTTTCGCGAAAGTGCTGAAACTTAACGGCGGCGAACACGAAGGCAAGCCGTTCAATCTGTTACCCTGGCAGTGCTTTATCGTGGGGTCTGTATTTGGCTGGCAAAACTCAGACGGCTATCGCCGGTTCCGTATGGTGTACGTCGAATCCGGTAAGGGGTCAGGTAAATCACCGCTTGCAGCTGGTATAGCTCTTTACTGCCTTGTCGCCGACAAGGAGCCACGCGCGGAAGTCTACGCGGCCGCCACGAAAAAAGACCAGGCCATGATACTGTTTCGCGATGCTGTGGCGATGGTTGACCAGTCGCCAGCACTGGCACAGCGGATTAACAAATCAGGCGGTGCCGGGAAAGAGTGGAATCTGGCTTTTCTGCAGACCGGTTCTTTTTTCCGGCCTATCAGCTCGGACGACGGACAGTCAGGTCCACGCCCGCATTGTGCTCTGATAGACGAAATTCACGAGCACAAAAACAACCAGGTCGTGGAAATGATGCGCGCCGGGACGAAAGGTCGTCGCCAGGCGTTGATTTTCATGATCACTAACAGCGGCCACGACAAAACCAGCGTCTGCTACGACTATCACGAGTATGGGCGTAAAGTTGCCGAAGGCTCGATTGAGGATGACAGTTTCTTTTCTTTCATTTGTTCCCTGGACGAAGGAGAAGACCCATTCAAGGACGAGTCCTGCTGGAAAAAAGCAAACCCCTCTCTTGGTCATACTTTTACCGATCGCTACCTGCGTGAGCAGGTTACTCAGGCTCGGGGGATGCCGTCGAAGGAAAGCATTGTTCGGCGGTTAAACTTCTGTCAGTGGGTGGATGCCGATAACCCCTGGATGAGTAGCGATGTGTGGATGGGGTGCGAAGAGGACTTCTCCCTGCAGGAGCTGCGGGGCGAGGAATGCTATGGCGGTCTGGATCTTTCAGGCAGCCGGGATCTCACCGCACTGGCGCTGTTCTTTCCGAAAAAGAGAAAGCTGGTGGTGGAATTCTGGACGCCAAAAGACACTCTGACAGACCGGGCGAAAACAGACCGGGTTCCATATGACGCATGGGAACGGGACGGATACATCCACACCACACCAGGTAAAGCCGTGAAGTATGGTTTTGTTGCTGAACGTATCGCAGATCTTGCAATGCAGTTCGACATCAAAGCCATTGCCTTCGATCAGTACCGTATTAAATACCTTGAGCCGGAACTGGACGAAGCCTCAGTATCAGTGCCGCTGATCCCGCATGGGCAGGGCTACTACAAGGCAAAAGATTCTGGTCTGTGGATGCCGCATTCTATCGAGCTATTTGAGCAGATGCTGGATGATGGTGCAGTCGTTATTAAAACTAATCCCTGCCTGCGCTGGAATGCAGCTTCCGCAGTAACCGAAGCCGATCAGAAAGAAAACCGCATTTTTGCCAAGAAAAAAAGTACCGGACGTATTGATGGCGTGGTGGCTTCCGCTATGGCAATAGGTGCATCAGAAGAGGATGTCACTGATGATGGCGATGTTGATGGTTTCTTTGATGATCCAATCATAGTGGGTATCTGATGGCGAATAATAAACACCCCGGGCGAATAAAAAGCGCCCTTTTAAACTGGCTGGGCGTCCCCGTCAGCCTGACTAACGGCGAGTTCTGGCGCGAGTGGTTCGGAACCAGCAGCAGTGGAAAAGTTGTGACTGCTGATAAGATTATCCGCCTGTCTGCTGTATGGGCCTGTGTCAGGTTGTTGAGTGAATCGGTTTCCACGTTACCGCTGAAAATCTACGAACGTCAGGCTGATGGCTCCCGAAAACTGGCTTCTGATAATCCTGCTTACCAGGTACTTTGCCGGCGCCCCAATCCTGAAATGACGCCGTCACGTTTTATGCTGATGGTGGTCGCCAGTATCTGTCTGCGGGGAAATGCATTTGTTGAAAAACTGTTTATCGGCAGAAAACTGGTATCGCTGGTTCCGCTGTTACCACAGAACATGGTAGTAAAACGACTGGATAGTGGGCAATTGCAGTACTCATATACTGAGAACGGAAAACAGCGAATTATACCTGTAAACCGGATTATGCATATCCGTGGATTCGGTCTGGATGGTGTATGTGGCATGATGCCTGCGATGACGGGCATCGATGTCTTTGGTGCGGCAATGTCGGTGGATGAAGCCGCGGCAAAAATCTTTGAAAATGGCCTTCAGAGTACAGGGTTTCTTTCTTCAAAAAATGCGCTGACCAAAGAGCAGCGTGATCGTCTGAGGCAAAACCTTCAGTCTTTTATCGGTTCAAAAAATGCCGGGAAACTGATGGTGCTGGAAAATGAACTCACATACCAGAATGTCACCATGAATCCGGAAGCGGCACAATTGCTGGAAAGCCGTTCCTTCAGTATCGAGGAAATTTGCCGCTGGTTTCGCGTTCCTCCTTTCATGGTCGGTCATACCACTAAACAAAGCAGCTGGGCATCCAGTCTTGAAGGGATGAACCTTCAGTTCCTGACGCACACTCTTCGACCGCTGCTGGTGAATATTGAACAGGAAATTGGCCGGTGCCTGCTCGATAGCGATGATGACGTGTTCGCGGAGTTCTCCGTTGAAGGACTGCTGCGCGCCGACAGCGCTGGCCGTGCGGCTTACTATACCAGCGCGCTTCAGAATGGCTGGATGTCGCGAAACGATGTTCGCCGTCTGGAAAATATGCCGCCGATTGAAGGGGGGGACATTTACACCGTTCAGCTCAACCTGACGCAACTGAAAAATCTCGAAAGCAGCAATCCTGCTGTTCAGGCTCTGGCCCTGAGAGAACTGCATAACCACGTATTCCCCGATATTTCCTTTGAACAATCTCCGCTGAAACAGGCCGCTTAGGAGCACTTTCCTGATGAGCAAAAAACAACTTCCGGTAGCACCGGCGGGGCGCCCCTGTGCGCGCGTTACCTGTGAAACCCTTCCTTCCGCACTGGACCGCTGGAACGGCGGGATCAAAGCTGCGGCCACTGACGACAACAGTATTTCTGTTTTTGATGTGATCGGGCAGGACTACTGGGGTGAAGGCGTAACAGCCAAACGTATCGCCGGTGCGCTACGGGCGATGAATGGCGCCGACGTCACGGTCAATATCAACTCCCCTGGCGGTGACATGTTCGAAGGCCTGGCCATCTACAACCTACTGCGTGAATACCAGGGGAAAGTTACGGTCAAGGTGCTGGGCATTGCCGCCAGCGCCGCCTCTGTTATCGCGATGGCCGGGGATGATATTCAGATTGGTCGTGGGGCCTTCCTGGTGATCCACAACTGCTGGGTGGTGGCAATGGGTAACCGGCATGACTTTGCTGAATTATCTGCCTCTCTCGAACCGTTTGATAACGCAATGGCTGACATTTACGCCGCACGCTCCGGGCTTGATATGGCCACAGTGCAAAAACTGATGGATGCCGAAAGCTACATCGGCGGTAGCGATGCCGTGGAGAAAGGTCTGGCCGACAGCCTTCTTTCTGCTGATGCCGTAATTGACGGTGACGAAACTCCTGCTGCAGCGTTGCGTAAGCTCGATGCGTTGCTGGCAAAGTCCAACACTCCGCGCTCTGAACGCCGGAAACTGATTAAAGCCCTGTCCGGTGGCATGTCTGGCGCTGCCACCAACCATGACGGCACGCCGGGCGCTGCCGAAGAAATAAAACCTGAAATCATCAATTCTCTTGAAAACGCCCTCGCTGCGTTAGTCAAATAAGGACCTTTTATGTCTGAAGTAAATGAAATTCTGAAAAAAGTTACCGCCAGCATTGAAGAAGCGACGGATAAGTTTAATGCCAGGGCTGAAGATGCACTTAAAGAAGCGAAGAAGTCCGGCAAACTGTCAGAAGAAACAAAGGCAGCCGTTGACAAGATGGCGTCTGAATTTAACGCCCTGCGTGAAGCTGAAAAAACGCTGAAGGCGGCAATAGGGGAACTTGAGCAGCATGTTGCGCAGATGCCGCTGGCCAATGCAAAACATATTGTTGAGACGGTTGGCCAACAGGTCATTTCTGCGGAAGCTCTTAAAACATTTTCCGCCAGCGTGGAAGGAGGGAAACGCGTCAGCATCCCGGTAAACGCTGCACTTATCTCCTCCGGTGTCGCTGAAGGCGTGGTAGAGCCTCAGCGCCTGCCGGGTATTGATACTACCCCCAAACAACGCCTGTTTATACGTGATCTGATTGCACCTGGTCGCACATCATCTCCGGCAATCTTCTGGGTTCAGCAGACGGGTTTTACCAACAAAGCCGCCGTGGTTGCGGAGAACACAACCAAGCCGTACAGCGATATTGCGTTCGCCACGAAGATCACCCCGGTAACCACCATTGCGCATATGTTCAAGGCGTCAAAACAGATTCTGGATGACTTCGCACAGTTACAGTCCACCGTTGATGCCGAAATGCGCTACGGCCTGAAATATGTTGAAGAGCAGGAAATCCTTTTTGGTGACGGTACCGGCGTTCATCTGCACGGTATCGTTCCGCAGGCTTCGGCCTTCAGTGCAGAATTCAGGGTTGAACAGCAAAACGGCATTGATGACCTGCGCCTGGCAATGCTGCAGGCGCAACTGGCGCGCTTCCCGGCGTCAGGGCATGTTCTGCACTTTATCGACTGGGCAAAAATCGAACTCACTAAAGACACGCTTGGGCGTTATATCCTTGCCAATCCATCAGGTCTGACTGGCCCGACATTGTGGGGGCTTCCGGTGGTGGCGACCGAAGCTGCGGCATTTAAGGGCAAGTTCCTGACAGGCGCATTTAATGCTGGTGCGCAGATTTTTGATCGTGAGGATGCCAATGTGGTTATTTCCACTGAAAACGCCGACGATTTTGAGAAAAACATGATCTCAATTCGTTGTGAAGAGCGTCTGGCACTGGCAGTCAAACGTCCGGAAGCATTCATCTATGGTTCCTTCACTGTCCCGGCACCTGCTGGCGCATAAAACCTGCTGCGGCCTGCGGGCCGCTTTTTTATGGGAGTGAGCTATGAAAATAATTGCACAAAAGCCGCTGTACATAAACGGCGACGTGGTTACCGAAGGCTCGGTATTCGAAACCATTGAGCAGCACGGACGCGAACTGATTAATAAAGGATATGCACATCTGATTGAGGTCGATAATTCTGCGCAGCCGGAACAGCCGGAACAGCCGGAACAGCCGGAACAGCCGGAACAGCCGGAACAGCCGGAACAGCCGGAACAGCCGGAGACAAAAGCAGACAAAAAGGCGAGAAAGTGATGCTTGAGCTTGTTGTGGTGAAACAGCATTGTCGCATTGATACCGATTTTACGGGTGATGATGCTCTGCTGGAGATTTACTCAGGTGCGGCAGCCCGGTATGTCCAGACATGGACGCGCCGCACGCTCTATGAAAATGAAAGCAGCCCAGGCTACGCAGAAGATCCTGACCAGATTCTCCTCAATGATGATGTTAAGGCGGCCATGTTACTGCTGATAGGTCACTGGTATGCCAACAGAGAATCAGTGGCCGTCGGTCAGACCGCTACAGATGTCCCGTTTGCAGTTGAAGCCCTGCTTCAGCCATACCGAATTTACGGTGTGTAGGAGGATTTTATGCAGGCCGGAAGACTGAGAGACAGGGTGGTAGTTCAGAACATCACAACATCCAGAGATCCTTCTGGTCAGCCTGTTGAAACGTGGCATGACGGTGCGAGTACATGGGCAGAAGTCAAAGGCATCAGTGGCCGTGAAATTGTAGCGGCCGGTGCTGAAACCGCTGTAGCCACTATCAGGGTTTGGACACGATTTCGTAACGATATAACTGCTGCGTCCAGACTCAGGGTTATCACTGGACCGTTCAAGGGTGCCATTTTGAATATCATTGGCCCACCGATTTCTGATTCTCGCGGTGTTCAGCTCGAAATTTTATGCAAGCAGGGGGCAGAAAAATGATTGAAACGAGCCTCGACTTTTCCGGGTTGAATGATATAGCAAAAGACCTGGAGTTACTTAGCCGCGCTGAAAATAACAAGGTTTTGCGTGATTCCACACGCGCCGGGGCAGAAGTGCTTAAGGAAGAAGTGATCGCACGCGCTCCTGAGAGAACCGGAAAACTGAAGAAAAACGTGGTCGTTTTGACTCAGCGCTCACGACGCCGCGGTGAAATTACTTCCGGCGTACATATCCGTGGTCGCAACATGCGAACCGGTAATAGCGACAACACCATGAAAGCCAGTGATCCGCGAAATGCGTTTTACTGGCGGTTTGTTGAGATGGGGACAGTAAATATGCCGCCTCATCCGTTTGTGCGCCCTGCGTTCGATGTGCGCCAGGAGCAGGCGACGGAGGTCGCGATCAGGCGCATGAACCAGGCGATTGACGAGGCGTTAAGAAAATGACGGAAGATGACCTTTATCTTTTGCTGAAGCCTCTGGCCGGTGGACAGGTTTATCCCTACGTTGCACCGCTCGGCAGTGACGGTCAGCCTTCAATTTCTCCACCGTGGGTAATTTTTTCACTTATTTCTGATGTGACCGCTGATGTTCTGTGTGGACAGGCGGAATCTAACGTTTCTGTTCAGGTTGACGTGTATGCCTTGACGATCAGCGAGGCACGCATAATCCGGGATATGGCATTACAGGCAGTTAAACCACTTAATCCTACCAACATAAGCAAAACACCCAGTTATGAACCAGAGTCCCGGTATTACCGGTCAACGCTGGAATTTCAGGTAATCGCCTGACACATCCATTAACTCACAGACCCGCTTCGGCAGGTTTTCTATTTTCAGGAGACAGTTATGTCCTCACTTTATGAAAAATCACAGGGCACGAAGATTCAGATCACTTCTGCCCCGGCAACGCCAGAAACGGTCGGTTCAGCAACGTATCTGGATTTGCAGTGCACCATTAAAGAGGTGCAATTCACTGGTGGCCAGAAACAGGATATCGACGTCACAACGCTGTGTTCTACAGAACAGGAAAACATTAACGGCCTGGGCGCTCAGTCAGAAATCTCACTGTCGGGTAACTTTTACTCTAACCCTGCACAGGATGCCCTGCGTGAAGCATATGACAATGACACCTCCTATGGCTTCAAAATCATTTTCCCTTCCGGGATCGGCTTCCAGTTCCTGGCTGAAGTTCGCCAGCACACTTGGTCTTCAGGGACAAACAGCGTAGTGGCTGCAACGTTCTCGCTACGTCTGAAAGGTAAGCCAACGAAAATTGATAACGCGCTGCGCCTTACCACCGATCTGCCTGATACCAAATCCGTAACATCTGGATCAGCTTTATCACTGACGGTAGTGGCAGCGGGAGGAACCACACCTTATTCCTACGTATGGAAGAAGGGCGGTAGCGCAGTTAGTGGGCAGACGACTGCAACGTTCAACAAGGCAAACACTGCCTCAGGTGATGCCGGTGATTATGTTTGTGAGGTTACTGACGCCTCCACGCCTGCCGGAAAAGTTACCTCATCAACCTGCACAGTAACGGTGGCATAACTCATCTTCTTTAATCAGGGATAAAAAATGGCTAAGAGTCTTAAAGAACTGGCACTGTCCAGAGCGTCAGCATTTCGTCATACTGATGTTACTGTTCCGGAATGGGATGGTGTGAAGGTTGTCCTTCGGGAACCATCAGCAGAAGCATGGTTGCACTGGCAGGACGTGATTAAACCTGGTGATACTGATGGTGAGTTGTCCGTGTCAGAACGTGCGCACCGCAATCTCCGCGCAGATGTCACACTGTTTATTGATGTTTTGTTTGACGAACATGGTGAACCGGTATTCAGCAAAAATGATTTTGCCGATGTTGAAGCGGTGTATGGCCCTGTTCATGCTCGGTTGCTGCGCCAGGCTCTTAATCTGACCACTGACCCGAAGGAAGCTGAGGGAAAGTAGCACAGCCCGGCATGCGGTTTCTGATGTCGCTTGCGCTCCGCATGGGGCGCACGCTATCAGAGCTTCGGGATACTATGTCTGCCAGTGAACTCAGGCTCTGGGCTGAATTTGATAAACACAGCCCAATAGGTGATATCCGGGGAGACATTCAGGCGGCACAAATTGCAACGGCTGTGTTTAATGCTCAGGGTGCAAAAGCCACGATGAGTGACATGCTGCTGCGCTGGCAGCGTGATCCTGATGAAGAAGGTGCAGACCCGTTTGCCGGGCTTGAGGCGGCGCTTACAGCTGCGACGCAGTGACATTTAGCCCAGAAAATATTAGGATTTGTTCGACTAATAATTCTGGAGATATTTAAAATGGAAAAAATACTTCTGGTTGCAGTTTTAACATTATTGGCTGGTTGTTCTACTCAACCCGTGAATACTGAGCAAGCATCTGTTGTTCCACCGGATAGGATCTGGGATAAGAAAGCGACAAGCAAGACGTCAGATACCGGAGTCATAATTGTTAAACGCGATTCCGGCTTTATTGGGAGTGCATGTCTTGCAAGCGTTTATCTGGATGGAAATCCAATAGCCGATTTAAGCACAAGAGAAAAAGTGACGTTTTACGCTAAGCCTGGGCGACATATTTTAAGTGCAACGCCTCATGGCTGGTGTGCTGGAGGTATGGTTGAGGTAGGTGCTGATGTTATTTTAAATAAAACATTAATTTATCGAATCGGTTATGGTGCTAATGGTGATTATAGATTTTCGCCAACAGCATTTTGATTTTACAATATAAATAAGATACCCGCCCGTTGGCGGGTTTTTTATGGGTGAAATATGGCTACTTTGCGCGAACTGATCATTAAAATATCTGCAAACTCTCAGTCGTTTCAGTCAGAAATTTCCCGAGCCTCTCGAATGGGTAATGACTATTACCGGGTAATGCAGACCGGAGGACGTCAGGCAGCTGCAGCGTCTCGGGAGACTCAGCGCGCACTGGCGGAGGTTACCAGTCAGATAAATACTGCGAAGGCGTCGGCTCTGGGGATGGCAGGTGCATTTGCTGGAGCATTTGCCACCGGTCATCTGATATCACTGGCCGATGAATGGAGCTCTGTTAATGCCCGTCTTAAGCAGGCCTCCCAGTCATCTGATGATTTTACGGAATCTCAACGTGCGCTGATGGATATCAGCCAACGAACCGGCACCGCCTTCTCTGATAATGCGAGCCTGTTTGCGCGTTCCGCTGCATCAATGCGTGAATATGGTTACAGCTCACAGCAAGTGCTGGACGTTACCGAGGCCATTTCAACCGGGCTGAAGCTTTCCGGGGCCAGTACGGCAGAAGCAAGCTCTGTAATCACCCAATTTAGTCAGGCGTTAGCACAGGGTGTACTGCGCGGCGAGGAGTTCAATTCTGTTAACGAAAACGGAGATCGGGTTATCCGTGCTCTTGCCGCAGGGATGGGGGTAGCCCGTAAAGATCTGAAGGCAATGGCCGATCAAGGTCTGCTAACTGCTGATAAAGTAGTCCCGGCCTTGATTAGCCAGCTTGGCACTATGCGCGGTGAATTCGAGGCAATGCCGCAGACCGTGTCAGCCGCAACGACAAAAATTGAAAATGCTTTCATGGCTTGGGTTGGCGGAGCAAATGAAGCCACCGGAGCGACAGCTACTCTGGTCAGCGTGATGAATGGAGTGGCTGACAATATTGATACAGTTGCGGCTGCTGCAGGTGTTTTAGCATCTATCGGTGGTGCCCGGTATTTGGGCGGAAAGTTGAGCGATCTCGGCAGCGAAACAGCTAACCTGATTGACGCTCGTAAAAATGAAATTGCCCTGGCAGCTGCCCGCGCCGAATCAGCTACCCAATCGCAAAGAAAGGCGGCTGCTGATGCTCTGGCCGCTGAACGAGCCTATCAGCTCGCCCAGTCAGAGCTGGCTCTGGCGAAAAATACCAATGCTGAAGCCCTGGCAACGCAAAATGCTATTGCGAAGCGCCAGGCGATGATCGCTGCGAATGCCGCACTTGTGCAGTCAAACCGTGCTGTGGCAACTTCTCAGGAAGCGCTGAACAAAATGACATCGGCTATGAATTTGGTTAAAGCCGGTGCATCTGGGCTGCTATCCCTTGTTGGTGGTATTCCTGGAATTTTGATGCTTGGTGCGGGTGCCTGGTTCGCCATGTATCAAAAACAGGAGCAAGCGCGTGAATCTGCTATTCAGTACGCATCAACTTTGGACGAAGTAGTAGAAAAGTCGAAACAGATGAGTCCGGCACAAATTAAGGGGGCTATAGCTGATGCCGGAGACTCAATTGATGCTTTAAAACGGAAATTAAATGATTTAAGAGATCAGCAAGACAGTGCAAGTGCGTCTATTAAGCAATATACGGACTTAGCTAGGCAGTTCGGCGTAGAGAATGACACCAATAACGGTTATGTCATTAATGCGATAAAATATCAGCGCGAATACGATAAAATTTCCAGGGATATAGCAGAAACTACCTCAAGGTTAAATCAGACAATATCAAACCAAAATAAGCTTCAGGGAGAAGCTATAAATAAAACCGTTGAAATGGCAGGGGCGGTTGGCTCTCTGACGGAAATGTATGATCGTCTGAATAAAGTAACCAAGCAGTATACACCAGTTTCACCGCCAAAATACGCAGGGCCAGTCCTTCCAGCGCTTGATTCAAAGCAACAACAAGCTATTGAGAAAGCACAGCGACAGCTCGAGCTATCTGGCCTTCAGGGATTGGATAAGGCTCGAAAGCAGGCGGAATTCGATGCATCTGACATTAATCTCCCGGCTGGTTGGCGTGAGAAGTATGTCAGCATGGAAGTTGAGTCTGCCAGGCAGTTGCAAGCAATTCGTGACTCCAGCCGCCATAAGGGCGGGAAATCCGAGGCGGAAAAAACAGCTGATACCTATGACAAGCTGATCAAGCAGCAGAAAGAGCAGATCGCTCTGGCTGGTCAAAATACCGAACTGGCAAAACTGAAATACCAGGTTAGTCAGGGCGAACTGGCGACGCTGACAGAGTCCCAGAAACAGACTCTTTTGCAGAATGCTGCGCTCATTGATCAGCAAAAAATACGTGAGCAACTTCGAAATTACGAGGCGAATCTTGCAGACAGTAACGCCAGCTCCCGCGCAGCGAACGAGGCTCAACTAATCGGCTACGGTCAGGGTTCTCGGTTTCGCGAAAGGCTTCAGGAACAATTCAATATCCGTAAGGAATTTGAAGAGAAGAATACTGATCTGCTTCGGCAACGGCAAACTGGTGAAATAGACGAAGCTTTCTACCAAGAAGCCCTGGCTTTAAATAAACGTTATCTCGATGAGCGCCTGCGCGATCAGCAAGGTTTCTATGCTGCTTCTGATGCTCAGAGAAGTGACTGGGCGGATGGCATGCGTGAAGGATTCGCTAACTGGGCTGACACCGCCTCGGACTATGCCTCTCAGTCTGCTGACCTGGTAAACAATGCCATGACCGGACTGGTGGGGAATATTTCTGATGCTCTGGCCGGTAATAAGGTCGACTGGGAGGACTGGGCCAGTTCTGTGCTTCAGTCTATGCAGAAAATTATCCTCAATGCGATGCTGGTGGATTCTTTGCGCTCAACCAGTAATAGCGGTTTTTTCAGTTCAATCGGCGGTATGTTTGGGGCGGGCGCAGGCGCTGTATCTGGCAGTACTCCGTCCGGCGCTTACAACTCAGCAGCGTCAGGACTTCAACTTAACGCAAAAGGTGGCGCCTATGCTTCTGCAAGCCTCAGCGCATACAGTAACAGCATCGTCAGTTCGCCTACCTATTTTGCCTTCGCCAAAGGCGCAGGCTTGATGGGGGAAGCTGGGCCGGAAGCTATCATGCCGTTAACCCGCTCCGCTGACGGATCGTTAGGAGTTCGTGTGGTTGGTTCACAGTCTCCGGCAGCCGGAAATGGCATCACTCAGCACATCACCCAGCATTTCACCATATCCGGTAATGGTGATGCAGCACTGAAACAGGCAATGCTGGAAGCAGCCCGGCTGGGGGCGAACGATGGCGCTAAACAGGCGCGTCAGGATTTGCTTCAGGATTTTTCTAATCGAGGGCAGGCGCGTCGTTTGTTAGGCGTGTGATGGACTGCATCATTAATTTAATTAGCCGAAAGGAGGGAGATAATTATGACTTTAGAACAACGAGTTGAGCCACTTGAATTTACAGTAGGGTTTCCGAAAGAGAATGGAGTAAGAATTTCCTTCGGAGAAAATTTACGCATGTCATCGACACAACGCATTGGCAGTAATGTGTCGGTGAAAATTGGCAAAGAAAATGTGGCCACTATCCATTACAGCGAAGACCTCGCTCCAGATTTTACACTTGAAGGGTACAATCAGCGTGCAAAAGAGTATGCTCAAAATGTTGTCGTGAAGATTATTGAAGCGGCCCGGATACAGACCGCAAAATATTTCGAGGGTGTAGTCAATGTGACTTAAATATTGAGTATGACCTCTTAAGTTTACACTTGAATGATTTATTCAGGTTTCGGGTTGAAATTTGAATAAAGTGCAGCTTCCTCTGTCAGTCCAAACCGTCCCAAATCTTTGATAAATTCATCACGCTGGAGTGGTGGGAATTTTGCAAGCAGAACTCCGATAATGAACTTTAACCGAGTTAATTCCTCATTAACTTCCTCTAAGTTATTGGTATTTGTTTTAATGTTAATATTAATTTTGTGATTAGACATAATTTATCCTTTTTATAGAGGTAATCAGCCGTCCCTCCTTTTCATGATTTCGCCAGTGTCCAACCACTGGCGGGCTGAACCACACACTTTAACCAGGGTTAATGTCCCGTAACACCCTGACAAATGATCAGTATCGCCGTTGCGCGTATTTATCCAGGAGCATTTATGGCTGCACTTGAATGGCCGGAAGATGTCTGTCCGGCGTCTTTGACGTGGCGACCAGAAAGCAATACCAAAACTTTTCGTTCCCCCTTCAATGGCTCATCGCAGACAGCTCGCTTCCCCGGCACCCGCTGGGTATGTTCCCTGACCTTTAATAACCTGACAGATGAAAAATCCAGGCGCATTGATGCTCTGGTGGCTTCCCTCGATGGCGAGTATGGCAGGGTAAAAGTTCGCGACTGGGGGAGAAGTGGTAGAGCACCTGCTGGAGCGCCTGTTATTGATGGCGCTAATCAGACCGGAACCCAGATCCAGAGTAAGGGCTGGACGCCGGGAGCAGTGGTGCTCAGACAGGGCGATTATTTCACTGTTAATGACGAGCTGAAGATGGTTACGGCCGACGTGACGAGCGCAGCGAACGGTACCGCAATGATTGTATTTGCCCCGATGTTGCGTAGTTCGCCGCCTGCTAATGCAGCCATTGAAGTCGCGAAACCCTACGGCATTTTCAAACTGAAGGATAACCAGCAGGGTGCCGGTAACCGAGTGCCGGGTGTTTTTACCAGTTACACGCTGGAGCTTGAGGAGGCATTCTAATGCTGTATTCCCCCTTTTCTGATTCGATGGTGGACTGGTTATCCCGCGACAGGGTGACGGCCGCGATCGCCGCCAATATTCAGTTTGAATCCGGTACCGTCTATGTGCATTCCGGTACCGGGACACTGATTCTTGGTGGTTATGTCTATTACGGCATGGGCCGTATGGGTTCTGTTGATGATGCCAGTGAAACCAGCACGACCAGCCCCACGCAGGTCAAAATGACCCTCTCAGGGCTGGATATGGCTCTCTTTGCCACCATGCTGAATGAGCGATGTGTGGGCAGAAATGCCGAAATCTATCTGGTGGCCATGGATGATAACGGTGTTGTCCAGGTTGCCGATCTCCTGTTTAAAGGGCGGGTATCCAGTACGGGGGCGACCGCTGGCGGTAAGAACGCCCTGCAGTACACCATCAGTAATATTTTTGAAGACTGGCAGCGTCCTTTCCCTGATCGCTATACCGATGAATCGCAGCAGGCCGCTTATCCCGGCGACCGTATATTCCGGTATGTGGCGCAGATGGCTGAACGATCGATTTATTGGGGCAGTAAAAAAGATGCACCAGGATTTATCTATAAGTGAGGAAGCATGAAGCATCCGGACTGGCATAACAGATTAATCACCGTAATAAGGGCCGCTGAGAAGCGGCCATTTTTATGGGGCAGTCATGACTGCTGCCTGTTCGCTGCGGACTGCGTTCAGGCCATGTGCGGCGAAGATTTTGCGGAAGGCTGGCGCGGAACGTATGACAGCGAAATGGGAGCAAAAAAGGCGATTCTTCGCGGTGGCGGCTCACTTGAAAAAGTGTTTGCTCGATATCTCGATGAAGTACCGGTGAAGCTGGCGCAGCGAGGGGATATTGCCATTGTTGAAAATTCCGGGGCGCGGTGTGCCGGAGTGGTGTATTCCGGCGTTGTATGGGTTCCGGGAGAAAATGGTCTTGTCCGACTGCGGGTTAAACCGCTGAGTGTCTGGAGGGTACGTTAATGCCTGCTGCTGTTCCTATTGTTGCCACCATTGCCGCAGGTGTGGCAGCGGCAAATGAAATGTATGCCATTGCGATGGTTATCACCGTCGCCGCACAGATTGCCACTCAGGCGCTGACCAAGACCCCGTCGCTGAATTCCAACCGTGATACGTCTGAACGCAAACAGGTTCTGCGCGCTGCGGCCAGTGCCAAAACCGTTGTTTACGGTCGCTCAACGTCGGCGGGCACTTTGTTCTTTTCCGAAGAGCAGGCTGGCGAACAGGATGATGGCGAAATGCTGCATCTGGCCATTGCCCTGGCGGGACACCCGTTATCAGGTGTACAGACTGTCTGGTTGGGTGACGAACCGATCAGTAGCTATCCTGAGCATGCCTTTTTCGAGGTGCACACCAACCGACAGACGGCGGATCCTTACATGCTGGAAAACTGCCCGTCATGGAAAGAAGATATGATCGGGAAAGGGATCACCTGGCTGCGCGTATCCCTGAAATTCAATGCCGAAAAATTCCCGGCAGGTATCCCTAACATCAAGGTAGAAAAGCAGGGGCGGGCTATTTATGACCCGCGTACCGGGTTAACGGGTTACAGCAATAATGCGGCGCTGGTTATCCTGGACTATTACCGCAATTACCTGAAAGTTCCTGACACCGATATTCTCTGGGACCAGTTTAAGGAAGCGGCGAATATCTGTGATGAGGATGTGATTACTGGCGGCAATACTGTTGAGAAGCGCTATACCATCAACGGTGAGTTCGATCTCAGTGAAAACAAAGTCAGTATTCTGGAAGGGATGCTGGCAGCGTGCGCCGGGGATGTAACGTATACAGCTGGCAAACATGGCCTTCTGGTCGGGGCGTATTACGGACCAGCTACCGAAGTGATCACTGAAAGCCAGTTGGCCGGTGATATCGAAATCATGCCGGAAGTCTCTCAGGCGGAACGCGTTAACACCATCAAGGGGACGTTTGTTGATCCGCAACAGGGATATACCGAAGCGGATTTCCCCTCTGTGTCTGTCGGTGAATGGGTGACGGAAGACGGAGTAGAAATATCGCAGGATATGAAGCTGCGATTTGTGACCTCTGAATTTCAGGCCCAGCGTCTGGCAGACGTGAAGTTAAAGCGCACCCGTATCGCCAGGACGATGAACGTAACGTTAAATCTGAGCGGGTACCGTTACCGCCCTGGAATGTATGTGAAGGTGAATTTCCCGTCTATCGGTATCGTGAATGTTGAGATGCGGGTAACTGACTGGAAGTTCGGCGTTCAGAATGGCGTCCAACTGACACTAAAGCAGGAAACAGCAGATGTCTGGGGCGATGTCATCGGTAAACCGATCGAGCGGCCACCGTTTACTCAGTTGCCATCAGGCGGCGTGGCGCAGCCGCAGAACCTGAAATACACCGTGGAGGAAATTGGTCAGGTCGTACAGGGGATTTTGTCATGGCAGAACATCGGACAGGTGGTCTACAACAAAGTGATCATTCGTCGCAATGGCCAGATGGTCATGTCCGTCCAGGTCCCCGGGACGTTCACGCGTCTTAGCGGATTACCAAAAGATACCTATACCGCTCATGTTATTGCTGTTAACCAGATGGGGGCAGAATCGCCGGAAGGTTATCTGGAGTTCAGCATTGAAGCGCCTCCGCCGCCATCGCACGTCGATATTGAGCAGGGGTTCTTTGCAGTCACGATGATCCCCAGGCTTGAGTCCATAACCAATGTTTCCACCCAATTTGACTTCTGGACATCAGGAGAAACTCAGCTTTCCGGCACAACGGCTGAAATCGTTGAGGGGAATGCCAGCAGAGAGGGTATCGGTACCACATGGACCAGCAACCAGTTACAGGCAGGTCATACCTATTATTGGTACATCAGGACGATTAACGCTTTCGGTGTATCAGCATTCGTTGAAGTGCCGGCATTATGCTCGATGGATACCGGTGAATTGATGGATCTTATTGATGACGGCATCCAAAAATCTGATGCATTCCAGAATGTTAAAGATGGGGTCGATACCAACCTCGAAGGAATTATGGAAAATTCGCTGGCGAACCACGGTACTGTTGAGCACCAGTATCAGCAGTACGGTGAGGTACGTGCCGATATCCTGGTCGTGAAAACTACGGTAGCGACTGCTGAGCAGGGACTTGCTGACCTGTCCACATATGTTCAGGCGCAGATTGGCCCTGAAGGTAGCCTTACATCAGCCGTTAACCAGAAGATGACAGCTGAGGTAAATAGTGATGGGACTGCAAAAGCCTCTTACACACTCAATATGGGGATTGTCAGGAACGGTGTGAAATATAACACCGGATTCGGCATGTCTATCGAGCCATCGGGGAATAGCTATAAATCTACCGTTGTATTTGCCGCGGATCAGTTCGGCATTTATTCCGGTAATAACCCCGGCAACTGGCAGGCTGCATTCTTCGTCTATAACGGACAGGTATTTATTCGTAGCGCATTAATTCAGGAAGCATCCATCGATTTTGCGAAAATTACCGATTCACTTCAGTCTGCAAACTTTATCCCCGGTGGTGGTGGACGCGGATGGAATTTACCAAAATCTGGTAGCCCAGAATTCCATGGGAAACTCTATGCCGACAGCGGTGAATTTGCATTTAACGGAGTGAATAACGTTACTCGCATTGACGGCAATGGGATCACAGTAAATCTCTCAGGAGGTGGTCGTGTTGTTGTTGGTCGCTGGACATAAGGTGAAATATGCCAGAAGGAATACTGATAGATTACAACGATGGCCGTCCTGTGATGGCGATTACAGCGGGGCTCCGTGCCCCGTCATTCTGCACAAGTTTTGCTGGTTACGGTACGGGGGCAAACCAGTTTCAGGTTAATACTCCATTAACGTCAGGCTCCACAGTTTTTGTTTTACCGACACGTCCGGTTGACGTTCAGGAGTTCGCAGACAATCAGACATGGATAGTTTTACCGATATATATGACATCCGTTACAAGAAACGGAGACAACGGTGTGACTGTTAACGGTACAAACAGGGGGAACTACCAGCGAATACCAAACTGGGCAGGAACTGTATTTGAAATTCTCCCTGCTGCTACTTACAACGAAGGACTTCTCGTTTCCAACTCTACTGATTTCACTGCAATTTCGAATCAGGCAAGATTAATGACATGTGCTTACGTTGGCACGGTGACAGTCAACGGCTCGATGGCGCTTCCCGTATCAGGAATACCATTCGGGAAGTGGGATAACAATAATGTGTCTGTAGGATTTGACGGAGCAAATATTATTGTAAGAGACATCAATTACTCAGGACGGGATGATGTTTCCGCATCTGTAACAATGGAACTGGTAATTTTCAATAATACCGCGCCTGTAGCCGGTGATGGAATTACCATGACTAATTCGGCTGGGCAGGTGACGTTTTCAACAGTGAAGCGGCCATTTGTGTATGACCAGCAACTAACGGTAACAGACAATAATCAATACATAGGTGATAAATATTGTCAGATAGTATTCACTGGCGCACAGTCAAGACGAGTGGATGGATATTTTAATATAAGGAAAAAGGGCGTGGTAATGTCAGGTGGAAACATCCGTTCAGCGTATAACCAGGTTGTTGGTAATTACAATGACAACAGATTTGATATGTCATTTAATCAAAATATCAATATGCCAATTCTTGTCCTTCCGGATATGTATTGAGGAAATATTCATGTCAGCAGGAACCTTAACTCTTACCAATAGCGCTGATGCTGTTACTGGCAGCGGCACATCCTTTACAACAGAACTTGCTGCTGGTGATTTTATTGTCGTAACTGTCGGCGGCATCCCTTATACACTCCCGGTTAAAACAGTAAATAACAATACATCACTGACGCTGGTTAGTGTTTACACAGGCCCGACACAATCCGGCGCTGCGTGGTCTGCCGTGCCTCGTGTTACTTTGAACATGGTCACGGCTGCCTTGGTGGCTCAAAGCGCTGAGGCATTGCGAGGACTGAATTACGATAAGCAGAACTGGCAAAGCATTTTTAGTGGAGCCGGTAACATAACAATCAAATTACCTGATGGTTCTGCGTGGAACGGCCCTTCGTGGAATAACATTAGTGAAACACTTAACCAAAAGGCTTCGAGTGGAGCTAATCGCGATATAACCAGTATAGCCGGATTAACCACACCATTAAGCCTGTATCAGGGAGGGACCGGGGGTAATACCCATCAGTCTGCATGTAATGGTATAGGGGCGCTTCAGGTAAACAGAAATGTGACAAATGCAGGTGATCCACATTTACCAACATGTTCGTTTTTCCTCGGTGATGGGCAGGAAGCTGGTGGTAATGGTAAACCATATCCATATTCAACTATTCTGAACGTTTCTGAATCAGGAAATACTGGTGAAAACGGTAATTATTCACAAGTTTCATTCCCGTCAATACAGGAGTCTGCTCCGCGAATTCGTCAAAGATTTGGCGGAAGCTCTCCGCGGTTAACCAACTGGCGGGACTTTCTGGTCAGGGACCTCAATACCTCAGTAGACACAAATGGTTTTATAAAGATAGCGTCTCCGGTTGTTAAAATTTATGCAGACGGTAGTTTTGATGTAAACAATGAGTCGGAGGGAATAACGGTAACGCGGCTTGCCGTTGGGGAGTATTTGATATCTGGGTGTCTGGGGATGAACGCTGATGCTGCATGGGGCGGTACTGACGGAGGATTTGATATCCCGCTTGATATAAACAAGCAACCCCGTATCTGGCTTGATTATGAGGTAAATACAGACGGTTCGATTCTTGTAAAAACATACCATCGTACACATCCGCAATCGCCAAAATTTGCCAGAAACGAGATTGATAATCTGACAAATGGAGATCCGATTGATATACCGTCAGACTCATTTGTTTCTGTGCGTGTTGAAATGCCGGCTGACAGCATCTGGAATCAGAAACAGGAAGCCGTCCATATCGCTATGGTGGAAGCCAGGATGAAGGAAGAGCGAACTGATGGTAATAATGTGTAG